CAAATGTTGCACCAGAACCAACTGCCACAACAACTCCTTCGGTTGGCTTTTCTTTTTCCATCTTTGTAATGATAAGACCAGATGCAGAAGTCTTTTCTACTTCTTCAATTGGCTTTACGACTACCTTGTCTTCTAAAGGTTTAATCATTTTAGTACTCATCTTTCTGGTGCTTTACACCGTGCTTGTCATCAATGTACTTGTGGATCTTGCGTAGTGCTACCGCCTTTGATATGGCAAAGCCTACCAAAACGAATACTGCATTCCAGAAAAACTCTGACACCATATGCTCTACGCCAAATGTAATTTCAATGATTGTGTCGAAAAGGCTCTCGCCCTCGTGCTCGTGCATTACTTTCTCCTGTTAATTAGTTCGATTGCTGCCTGTAGACCTTTTCTATACTCAAGTTTACCATTTTCTGGCAAGGAAGTCAATTCCTTTTGTATTCTTTTTATGAATACTTTACGTGATTCATTGATGGCTTTTCTTGAGCCATCTGCAAAGCCTTCTCCATACCCCTTGGAATAACCTTCGTCAAATCCTTGCTGATACTTTTTCTTAAATGTTCTTTGTAGGCGATCTGCCCAGTCTGGTTTGTTCATTGCTCTCCTATTGCTCCCCCACCTAGATTCGAACTAAGAATGACGGCACCAAAAACCGTAGTGTTGCCAATTACACCAAAGGGGAATCTGTGGATCTTGGGAGACTTGAACTCCCGACTTTCTGCTTGCAAAGCAGACACTCTACCAACTGAGTTAAAGACCCTGGCAGTCCCAAGGGGAATCGAACCCCTCCTACCGCCGTGAAAGGGCGACGTTCTAACCGATAAACTATGGGACCTTAGACATCTATTGTACCAAGGATATGGCTTAGAGTCAAGTTATTCTGCTGAATAGTTTGGAAAGATCTTTGGTGCATTATCGCACATGTCTTCTACAAGGTCGGAAAACGAACGCTTGCGGAACCAGCCAAGATCATTAACAGCCTTGCTAGGGTCTCCCAAGAGGGTCTCTACTTCTGCTGGTCTAAAGAACTTAGGGTTTACCTTTACGATGGTTCTGCCTGTGTTCTTATCAATGCCAATCTCGTCTACCCCTGTGCCCTGCCACTCAATGTCAAAGCCGTAGTACTTGGCAGCAATCTCTACGAACTCACGAACCGAGTGCTGTTCTCCTGTTGCAATAACGTAGTCGTCTGGCCGATCTGCCTGTAGCATTAGCCACATGGCGTATACAAAGTCCTTGGCGTGTCCCCAGTCACGAAGTGCGTCTAGGTTTCCAAGTTCAAGGGTATCCATCTTGTAATTCTTAATAGCATTAAGAGACAAAACAATCTTGCTTGTTACAAAATTAGCACCACGCTTAGGTGACTCATGGTTAAATAGAATTCCACTAGTAGCAAACATACCATAAGATTCACGATAGTTCTTGGTAATCCAGTGTGCGTATAGTTTTGCTACACCATATGGAGATCTTGGATAGAATGGAGTGGTTTCTTTTTGAGGAACTTCCTGTACCTTGCCAAACATCTCGGAAGTAGAGGCCTGGTAGAAGCGAGTCTTGTCTTTTAATCCTAGCACTCTAATTGCTTCAAGGATGCGTAGTGCACCAAGAGCGTCTGTGTCTGCTGTAAATTCTGCTGTGTCGAATGATACTTGAACGTGACTCTGTGCACCAAGATTATAAATTTCATCTGGCTCAACCAATTTAATTAGATTTGTAATAGATGCAGAATCAGTTAGATCGCCTTGGTGAAGGAACAGGTTGTCGTTAGTAAGAACATCCTTAAGTCTAACTAGGTTATCTGTCGAAGATCTTCTTACGATACCGTGCACCTGGTAGCCAATGTTGAGCAGAAGTTCTGCTAAGTAGGAGCCATCTTGGCCAGTAATGCCAGTAATTAATGCTTTCTTCATTACTAGTCTTTCCAGAGATTTGGAAGACCAACTGGCTTTGTGTAATCTTTACCCAAGTTAGAGAATAGAGCCTTGTCCATTTCACGTCTTACAATGTTGCGTGACCAAGAGAATCCTGCGTCTCCACCCCATGCAAGCCACATGATGTATCCGTTTGATGGGTTAGCCTGGTTGCCCCAGTCCTTACCCTTCTTGTCTACTTCGTGACGTGAGAAGTATGAGTACATACGCTTAACGGTGCTGAGTGATAGAGTCTCTCCTCTTGCTAGTTGTCCTGCTCTTGTCCAGCCTACCGCTGTTCCAGCACCCTTAGCCTTGCCATCTTCTTTAAACTTAATTGCTTTACGAGCAGCAGCCCTTGCACCTGCTGGTGGAGAATATCCCTCTGCCTTTTCAACTGAATCTGTTTCATAAACAACGTCATCGTCATCTTCAAACATGTCATCGGCCTTTTCAACTGGAACGCAGTTAGGAACCATTCTTCCATTTTCTCCTGGCTTCATACCACGTTGAGTATAGCCTTCCCAGCATGGATCTGCTTTTGTAAGTGTTTCTTCTGGGCAGCATCCGTCAGCCTTGTCCATCATCTCTGGAACTAGTTCTCCATCAACAAGGATTGCTTCTGCATCTAGTGGTAGTGGTGCAATTGCAATAACTTCGTCAGAACTTACGTTAACTAGGTAACTGGTTTCTTCCCAGTAGCCACCATCTGATTCAAACTCTAGTGTGCGAACTACGACTGCTGGAGTGTCTGCTGTGGCTTCCATGTAGTATTCCGATCCTGGAATTCCTACAGAGCCTTCGGCCATTACGTGTTCTACACGACCAATGTAAATCTCATCGTCGCAGTTTGCAATAACAAAATCGCCAACCGAAACCATGGCCTTGCCGATGTTTCCTTCAGAGCGATTGATTGCATAGATTTGTCCTGCTGCTTCTTTGGCGGTTGCGTGGCAACCCATTACGGTTCCGTCTTCTTTTAGGGCAGGGTAACCCTCGCATCCGTATGTTCCCTTTTTTCCTACTTTATATGGCATACCTATATTATAGCATAAAATATGAGCAGTTTACACTCATGCTCAGGAGTTTTTTCCGATTTACTAACTAATTTCGATAGCCTTTGGCTTCTTTTCTTCTGGAATGTTCTTAACAATGGTAATCGTTAGGATACCGTCGCTCATTCCTGCGGAGGTTACCTCATAGTATTCTGGCAAAGAGAACCTTCTAGAGAATTTTCTAGTTGCGATACCTTTGTGGAGGTATGTGGATCCTTCCCAGTGACTAGGAACAACCTGAGCACTGATTGTGAGGGTCCTGTTATCCATCTCTAGTTGTACATCATTCTTTGAAAAGCCTGCTAGGGCAAATTCCAGAATGAAGTCATCATGTGGCAACCTAATAATGTTGTATGGTGGATAACTTGTTGTGTTTGTTGTTGCAAATACCTTGTCGAATTCCCGACCAAGGATTGCGAATGGGTCAGTAATAACCATTTGTATCATCTCCTAATATTTAGCGAGTTAATTGCCCCCAATTGGCAGGCACATATATTATACCACATGCTATAATTGATGTAAATAGAAAAGGATTTTATGTCTAAGCCAGTTATTTTCGTGTATTCTGTTATTCGAAATGAGTCTAAATATCTTAAAAGATATCACGCCCAGTTGAAGGAAATGGTAAAAACTTTCCCAGAATATGAGTTTGTCCTGTCAATCTATGAGAACGATTCTAATGATGGTACCCCACGAATGATTGCAGCAATGGACTGGTCATTCTTCTCAGACTTTTCATTCATTACCGAAACACTAAAGACTCAGAACTACGGATCTGTAAAGTCAAAGGATAGAGTAAGGAACCTATCCATAGCAAGAAATAAGGCTATAGAGGCCAAAGACTTTTTAAGCAAGTCTGATTATATTATGATGGTTGAATCTGATATGAGATTTGATATGAATACTATTAGACAGATATTGGAATTTAAGAAATTGGAACCAGACTTTGACATTGTTTCTGGGCTTACAGTAAACAATCACCCCATCTATGATAGTTGGGCTACTCGCAAGGGTCCAAGGTTTACCAGTCACGAAGAGGTCAGGCTTTATGACACAAAGTCAAAGCCGTATGACAAGTACTATGCTACGTCAAATGGTGTATGCCTATATCGTGCAGAACCCTTTAGAGAAGGCGTTCGTTATGGATATATAAATCCTGTGACTAAGAATTTTGACTGCGATACCGTTGTGGTTTGCCAAAACTTTCATAAACTTGGCTATGATAAAATATACATCATACACACGGCAAAGATTTATCACGAGCACTTTTAGATAAAAGAAAAGCCAGGGTTTCCCCTGGCTATCTTTTTGTTTTAACTACTTCTTTGGTGTAGTCTTCTTCGCTACTGGTTTCTTTGCAGCAGTAACCTTTTCAGATACTGTCTTAGCAAGTTTCTTACCATCTGCAGCGTTTGCAGTTGCTAGTGCTTCTTCTACTGCCTCAACGCTAGGGACACGACCAAATGCCTTGTCCTTTGGATTAATTGCTCGTAGTGCAACTGGAATAACTGCTGCTACAAGTGCCCAGACTAGGTCTAGCGGATCGGTTACCCCAGCAAGATATAGTGCTGCTGCTGCAGATAGAACTGATCTTCCGTACGAAGCCAGCATTGCTGTTAGTTGTGGTGTCATTTTATTCTCCTTTGTCTCTATTTAGAGACCTATATTTACCCATTGTTTTTCTTATCTTTAGGTAAAACTTTTTCTAGTTCTGAGTATGCCTTAGAAATTTTATCTAGAGATTCATTGTTCGGACTGTCAACAGCCTGACCAAAGTTTCTGTAGTAATCAATCTCTGGGCCAACCTCAGAAATAAATTTGCCAAGTACAGACTGAACTTCTTCGATATAGGCAAATGCCCAGTCACGAGAGTCCGATAGAAACTTGACAAAACCTTCATTTGTATTCAGGTTCTTGTCCTCGGATGCAGACTTATTGTTTGCATTTTCTAACAAGATAGTTATAATACTAGCCGTCAGGTTTGTGTTCTTTTTCTTTAAAACAATTGTAGATATTACAAATGAAATAAAGATGACGCTAAGGATACCGTATAGTAAATATTCATACATCATTGTTCCTTGCCCCCTTCTCGTACTAGTAGCACGATCGCTCCGTTTTCTTCAAAGGCCTTCTTGACCCTTACCATATATTCTACAGCACGTCTCCTGTCTTCGTCAAGTAGCCTCATAAACTGTGGCTCACTAGCCTTGACGGTAAGGAAAGTATCGTGATCTATAATTTGCAACTTAAATCCTGGTGGAGCATAATGGTCCAGCGATCTAAATGCCGTCTTCATTGCATCAGTGTACATTATTGTTTTCTTTCTGGTGTAACATTATTCTTTGTCAATCGTTAGGTATTCCCAAACTTTTGCCCAGTCTTGTTTATTACGATGCTTGTTAAATTCCCTTGAAATTTTTCCGTTTTCAAAGTATACACCGCCTGCAACACCCCATCCTTTGGTAGATACTGCAACGGCAAAGCATTGTCTTGCAACTGGACAACTAGCACAGACAGCGTCAATGTCTTTTCTTACTTCCAAATCTTCTTCATAGTTGTCGAAGAAGTCGTTGGTTTCCATGCCTAAGCATTCGGCTTTATCTTTCCATTCATGCTTATCCATTTTAGCCAACTAACTTATTTGGAATCTCCCAACCATTAGCAGTTGCCTCGTAACGTTTCTGTACGATCCACTTGCCGTCAACGAATGCTCCGTCTTTAGACATCATGCCGTCTTCACTGGTTTTTGTTTGGATGACCGTCCAGCCATCCCATGAAAGACTGTCATTATTCTTGACAATATCTTCCATTGTTTCAAGTGATTTGATTAACATTTCACTCCCTGCTCTGTTTGTTTTGTGCGATTAATATCTATAGACTCCTACTTCGACATCCTTGGCATCCGCTAAGTCAACCAGTTTTGATACTGGTTCCTTTGGTTTGCTAAAGTATGCGAAGTAGTCTATAGACTTTATATTGGTTTCCAACCATGATGGTGGAACCTTAATAAACCTAATCTTAATGCCTCTTGCTTTAAGACTTCTTTCGGATATGTTAGAGAACTCTAGGCCAAACTTATTAATATTTATTGGACCTGCAGAATAGATTGTAAACTCCGTATCCTGATCCGAAATACTTCCAAGTGCTGTTCCCATTGCTCTTAGGAAAACAGCATAATCGTCAAAGGTTCTTGTACCCTGAATTGCTACGAGCATACTATTTTCCTTCCGTTAGTTTTTCTACAATAAAACTCATCTTATCTAATTGTACCTTACTCATGGTCATTGTGTCAACTGCTCTTGTAGAATCAAAATCAACAAGCCCCATTTCGTCTAGGTCTGCAGTATAAAAGACGTTGCTTCTGATCCAGTAGGCCTGACTTTCCACAAAGATAATCCTAACAAGATTGTTTTCGTGGTGCCTTGTTGCCTGTGTGTTAACCTTTGGATGAAGCAGTTCGTAGATTGTACCGCTATCTTTAATCATCTCAAACCTGATTGCTTGCGATTCCCTAATCTCTACGCTAACCTTGCGAGTTTCCTTCTTCTTAAAGAACAGTCTGCTCAATAGAACAGTTATGATGGTGGCGAGAGAGCCAACTAGATATTCCATAAAATCACCTAAATCAATTATACTATGACTTAGATAAAATTATTTGTTAGACTTCGCTCTTGCCTTGGCAAGTGCTTCAAAATCTTTTACCTTGGTGTCTCCAAGATATCCCCAAGCGTAACCTTTTTCAATCATTTCGTGATTGATTGAATTACCCTCTCCGTCAAGGTATAGCCACCCCAAGATGCGACCGTACTTTTCAGATGAGTCCATTTTCTCGGTCTTAATGACTACATTCTTTGCTGCTTTGATGCGGTCAGCGAGGTACTTCTTTGACTCTAGCCCGAGGGCTTTCTCGGCTTTGTTTGTGGTACGTGATTCTGGGGTATCAATGCCAGCCAAGCGAACACGTGAAGTAAAACTAATGTCAAACCCTAGATCGATTACAACGTCAATGGTGTCCCCATCTACTACGTTGGTTACTGCTTTTACAAAATATTCATACATTTTGTTCCTCCTTAGCGACATAGTCACTACAAATAGCATAACAATTATATCCTGTTTTGCCTTCTAAGTCAACTATTACAGATCGATCTCCAACTTCTTTTCCTGGATAAGTCCAAATAAAATTTTGACTGGTCATAGTGAAGTCGTCATCTTGATGCCAGAAGTAATTGTATGAGTTGCCCAACTTAGTAAAGTAGTCTAGTGCTTCGAAGTTTTTGCAATGAATCCAAAGTTTGTCAATGTTATCTGTCAGGAACTCTTCACGGATTAGGTATTGTGCTGAGTCGTGCCCTGCCCAGAGCACTCCACGAACCATCCACACATCTATCTCTACGTCAAAGCCTTTGTCAATTGCGGTCTGAGCATACCATAATTGATTCTCGTAGGCTGTTATGCCGTTCGTATTCCCTCTGTGTGCGATTCTTTTCAAGGTAGATCTCCAAGTCTTCTGGTGTGCCAATGCCATGCATCTCCTGCACAAAGTGTGGCACTACTATTTTACCATCTTCTATGGCTTCGTTGTAGACAGGACAGATGTAAAATTCATTGTTAGTTTTAATATTCTTGGCAATCATTTGTTCTGCGTACTTGACATAGTCAGAGCCCTTGGACCAGCCATAGATACCCACGCTTGCATTGTTGCTAATAACTTTCTTTTCCGCTACCTCAACTACCCTGGCCTGATTGATCTTGGCATATGACCACTTAGGATTGTTATCTTTGAATAGTGCTATAATGTCACTAGAGGCCATCTGAGCGGTAAACGCAGAACTGTCCCATACAACTACCTGGTCTGAATTGGCGATTAGCAATGGTATATTGTTATTAATAAAGTCTTTAGCAAGCAGGGTTGTTCTAGCAGC